CTGAAGTGCCACGCGGCTCTGTGCTGAGACATCAGTCGGCGTCTGAGGGGCATAATCAGAAGCGCTTCCGACCTGCGGCATCTGATAACCGCCAATATTTATTGAGCGCAGGGGCGGCTCAGGCTGGGCCTGCTGTGGCAGCTGAGGCGTAACCGGCTGCGGGGCCGAACCTTGAGGGCCAAGCGATGGAATACCAGCAACTGGAGCCGCCGCAACACCGCCGTTAAACACAGACGGAGGCGAGAACTGCGCCGGCGTCGGCATATTCATCTGAGGGATCGGGCCGAACGGATTGGGCGCATCTGGCGTGACGCCGGTATAATTGCCCATCGCGTCATACTGCGGCTGCGGAGTAGCCTGAGGCGTTAGCAACGGGCTCTGGTAGAGCGGCGAGTTGAGATAGCTCAACAGGCCACCAACGCCATTGCCGGCGTCGGGAGGAGAAAGGTAGTCGAGCAGCCCAGCCACTTATGCAGCCTCCACAGCCTTGTCAGTCGCAAGCTTGTAGTCCACGGCCTTAAACCCGTTGATTTCTTCGACAGCCTCAGGCGTTTCCCTCTCGACATCTTGAGCCATGAGGCCGATCTGGAACGCTGGCTGGCCGATATAGCGATAGCGATAGACCGGAGTGCCGTCGAATAGCGTTCCAACCTGCTCAACGTCTTCCTTCAGACGGCGATCGGAGAAGAATTTTGCCATGCCGGCGATAGAACCGCCTCCACCCTGACCTCCGCCACCGAACAGGCCAGTCAGACCGTTTGCAATCATGCCGAACTGTTGAGCGCCGGACATCTGGTTGGTCGTATTGCTCGTTCCGCTCGACGTGCCGCCAAGTCCCGCAATAGGAACACCAATTTGAGCGAGTAGCCCTAGATTCTGGAGTGGGATACCGAGCCGCTGAGCTTCAGCCGCAAGCGTGTTGCTGGCGCCGGAATTGAGCGCCTCCTGACCAGCACCGATCGAAGCCAAGCCAGCGCCACGATTAGAGAGATCTTGCTGTTGAAGGCCGCTCAGAAGACCAGAGTTCGTGTTGCCGGCGTTGTAAAGATTGCCGGCCGCGCCCTGCTGGTTCTGGACGTTCTGATTGTACTGTGCCGCAATCGTCGGGGCGATGCCCTGCATGATGCCGCGGCCGAGGGCTTGCGAGTTGCCGCCGCTGAAGTCACGCCCCGCGGCCGCAAACGATCCGTTCACCCGGTTGGTGATGTCGCTCGTCAGCGTCGAGAGCGCGTCCTTCAGCCCCGGCGTGTCGTAGGGGTTATAGTTCGTGTTCGACGCCAGAGGCTGCATGGCCTTCTGATAGTCGAGATAGTTCTGATTGATCGCGCCAGCCTGGTTCATAGCACCGCCGCCGCCAAGCAGGTTCTTCGTGTAGTCCTGCACGGCCGGCGCATACTGACCGACATTCGCGCCATTCTGCTCGATCGTGTTGAGAGCGTTGGTCTGAGCGTTGGTGATGCCGGTCTGAGGCAAATAGCTATTGAGCTGGCCGAGGATGCCCGTAAGAGTGCCCTGGGCGGGCGCCCAAGGATTGGTCTCGGACTGCTGCTTGGTCTCTGATTTGCTAGTTCCGCCCAAGGCGCTTCTCCAAGATGACGTGTTCGGCCCGATAGCCGGTCAACACCCGCTCCCAACCCTTGCGGCCATAGATCCGCATGGAAGAGCAGCCTTCATTTTCCGCATACTTCTCGATCTCGGCGAACAGCGGCAGCCACTTGTCGCGGTCATGGCCCGCGCACGCCGTCAACGTACAAACCTTGCTGAGGGGCTTGCTCAACTCTGTGGTTGCCGCTGCGAGGATGTCCTTGCCGTCCCAGGCTATCCAGACAAGAGAGGCGCCCCTGAGAACGTCCGCCTCGATGTCTGCGAAGCTGCTCAACCCTGTTTGCTCAACTGCCGCCCTTATCTTGTCCCGCACATGCGGCCACATCTCATCGACCCGAGCCGGATCGACGCAAATCAGGTCAGGCGGCTTCATAAACGCCGCTCAAAAAGAGCGTCTTCCCGTCCGCGCCTGGATAGGTGCCGTCGGTCTTGAAGATGTCGGCGCGCGTTGATGAGGCGGCAATACGAGCATGCAGCTCGATGCCGGCCGTGTCATCTCGTGCAGACAAGCTGAAATTGGCATTTGCGGCAGTTGCCGGGAGCGTAGCTCGCACCCAAGAGGACGCCGTTCCGTTGGTCGTGATGATAATTGTGACGGTAAAGAATGTAGTCTTGCCAATTTGCTTGTACCGGCCAGTCCCTGAAACTGTAGTGAACGCGCCGCCTGCCGCATCGATAGTCGGAGTGTAGGCCGCCCACGCGGTGCCGGTATCGCCGGTCCCGCCATTCGCAACGGGAAGCGTGCCAGAAACCTCCGACCCCAAGGCGATCGTGGCGGCGTGATTCTTGATGAGCTTGCCCGTGGTCCCGTCGTAAACAGCAAATCCGTTGTTCGTTGCACTGGCAGGGCCAACCACGAAAGTCGCCGCACTAGCTTGCAGCGCTGCAATGTCCGCCGTGTTGGTCGCGATGTCGGAAACAGCTCCGTCAAGCTTTGGCCCGACCTGCTGAAGCGACATCACGAGTTTCTTCGGATCACTCTCAAGCGTGCCAGGAACATAGGTAGCCATCAGGTCAAGCCCTCTTGCTTAACATCAGGCTCAACACCGGCCGCGAAGGTCCACGCCGTAGATGCTGGGATGCGAAGCTTAAACCGCGAGTAGCGAGTTGACCGCCGCATGTCGCATCGGCCAGTCCGCGAGTTGCGCGCGATCTCCGTCGTGTAGGTCGGAGTATCCTGCTGCGTTTCACGATAGGACGCGGAACCGTAAAACGATGGCGCATCCGTGATCGGCCGAAACCCAAGAACCGTAATCCGCCGGCCGTCCGTGCCCTGCTCCGCACTTTCAAACGTCGCTTCCAGGTTCGAGCCCGAGAAGAACCCCATCTTGTGAGCGCTAGAGAACTGAGCAATCAGGGGCTGCGTTGCGACCGCGAAGCTGTCCAGCGAGGCTGCGAGCGCATCTATTGATGATGAGATCGAATCCAATGCCTCAAGTGTGAGGCCAGGCTGAGACAAACCGAGCAGGTATTCCCCGCTCATGTCAATGGTGAACCATCGATCAAGAACGTAGTCATAGCCAATGATCTTGTCGTACAATCCAGATTGACCCGACGTAGATCTATAGGCCCAAAACACGCGTGTTCCGCGCGGATCAGAAGCGCCGATGAACATCCGCAATTGCGTTTTGTCGAGATCGGTAAAGAAGGTTCGGTCAACCTTCTCACGCCCGATCGGCTCTGGAAGACCCCCCGGAGCAATCTTGAAGAAGCCTTGCGCGGAATGAAAGAACGTATGTATGCCAGCCCGCACGATGCTGTAGGGCGCGAATAGGCCTTGATCCTGAGCGATGCGCTCGATCTGGAAGATCAAATCAGATCCGGGGATGTAGGACATCCGCCGAATAGCCTGATCCTGAAATACCGTTCCGAACTCGCCGCCGGCAACACCGCGCACAATGCCGCCATCCGGGAAGTCCTGATAATCTGACGAATTGACGCCGGCAGTCCAGCCCGTGGTATCGTTCAGCGCGGACCACTGAATGCGAAAAGGATTAGAAAGCAGCCCTGAAAGCACCAGGAAGCGGCCCACGACCGAAATGTAAGCCGCCTGAGGCGGAGAACCGGCATTATCAGCAAAGACAGAAGATGTTCCCAGCGTATAGGTTTGCAGAACGTCGTTTTTCTGCGTCGCCTTCACCAGATTGCCGAACTGCACAAACTGCCATTGCGCATCGTCTGACAGCGTCGAATAGAGATGCGTAACCGAATGCGTTCCGGTCCCTGTCGTCGCGGTATTGATCGCAGCGCCGCCCGGCGTGGCCGAAATCGTATAGGTGTTCGCGCTCAGAACTGTCTTGACGTAATAGACTGTCCCGGCTGTGATTGCAGCTGGCAGCGCGCCGCCGGAGTTGGAAAATACCTTCGGCTCGTTAGCAGCGGAATCGTGGTTGTTCTCAGTGATGACGCCAGGGCTTGCAGCCGATATGGTGCAAGTCGTGGTTCTCGAAACCGGAATCCACGAATAATCCGTGTTGTTCGCCAGATAGAGCCGCTTCGACGTGCCGGCAAAGACGGCAACCGAGCCATCAGACTTCAGCGCATAGAACGCACCGCGACAGGTATCTGGTAGGGCCTGCGAGAGAATGGCGAAGTCAGGAAAGGGCCCGTAACCATCCGCCCGCGGCAGCACGTTGTTGATGTCGTGCGCGTTGGTTTGGCTTTCATAGTCTGACGCGTCCGGGTGCCAAGCTCCGAAGGGCAGGAGCGGCATTTAGGGGGTAATCCCCGTCACGCGGATTGCCATGCCCTGCCGCTCGTTGAAATCAAGATTGTTGATCTCGTCAAACACCTCATCGCGCCGCGCCTTCCATAGGCCGGCGGGGTCAACGTCCTTGTTGAAGGCGTTCGCCTCGGCGAGAGAGCCGAACAGATAGGCGTCGAAATGATTGGTGTAGAGCCAGTTCAGGGCGCTCGCGAGGGCCGTCGTGCGCTGATAGTAGGTGAATGTCAGCGCAGTATCATCGAGCGGCTTGACCCGTAAGGACGAGCCCTCGATCGTGAAAATCGTCGGAATATCTGACGCGCCGTCTGGATACCAGCTCGCCCAGATCGGAGGCGCCACATATTCCAATTCTCGAGTTGGCGATCCCGACCATGTCACGCGACGATAACCGAAGAAGTCACTCGGCAATGTCGCAACGCCGCTCGATGGCGTCAGCGTCGTCGTCGTCTCTTGAGGGCGAACCTTCAGCCGACGAGCCGCAGCGCACTCAAACAGGCGGATGAAGTCGGGAATGTAGTTCGTGAGGTCGTCACGAGCCAGCCAGTTCGCAATTTGCGTTTGAAGATCGGCGTAGGTCGAAAAGCTCACCGCGCGCTCCAGCCCGCTTGCAGCTTCGGCCGATCGACTCGCAAATAGGCCCACTCAGGATCTTGCAGCTTGCGATGCACGATCTCGTCAAACTCCGGCGTGAACATGCGCAAGGACGTGTTGCCCTTGGCGTGCTCCTCATCCAACCATTTCACGTAGATCACGTTCGGGATGCGGGCGACGTGACGCCCCCAGTCCGCGTTCTGGTCCTCGCGCCGCGCTTCCTTGTTCCACTCCAGAATGGGTTCAACGTCCTGGATGTGCTCAATCGCAAGGTCTTTGCCGTTGCTGTCGAGGTGGAAGCGAACGTTCGTCACAGGCACTCCGTCACGTAGAGCGTGCCGCCCGACGACACCTGAACCGCCTTCGGCTTCTGCCCTGGCGTGACCGTCACGTATTCCGCAGAATA